GGTGATCTAACAATTAATTCTGGAGGCAATAAGATCTTCAGTGTTGAGAATGACGGTGCTGTTAATATTGCTGGTATATCTAACTACTTCACCCAGACAGGTGGTAGGAAGTGGGAATACTCTGCTGACTCGGAGATTGATGCACAAGTCAATACAAATTATGTGTTAGATGTTGCACAGAATACAGTTGTTAAACTGCCACAGAATCCACTAATTGGTGATATGATTCGTATCATAGATATAGGTGGACTCTTAACATACAACCTCTCAATGGTTGTTAGAGCACCATCAAATGTTAGAGTACAAAATGCTAGTGATAACACAGGACAAGCAATGTTATCAGGTAATACTGCTGACTTGAGTTCTTATCAAGGTGGTGAACTAGTTGTTCAAACTCCATTTGCTGGATTTGCATTATTATACGTAGGAATTAATGCACCTGATGGTGGCAGTGCTGCTCCTTCGTCTAAAATTGGTTGGTATCTAATAGAAGTATAAATGTTTTATCAAGAATCTAAAACTGCTAAAGGAGCAGCTATTGGTACAATTATGCCATGGGGTGGAGGTATAACTTCTATCCCTAGAGGTTGGATTGTTTGTGATGGACAGAATGAAGATGCTGCAGCATATCCTTTATTAGCTCAAACTATTGGTGACACATATAATACTGGTACTAGCTCATTTGGTGGTAATTTTCCATCATATACAGGCACAATTAAGATGCCAGATCTTAATGATAAAGCATTGATGGATTTGGAAACGGATTATTTTGGTGCTAGTGGTTCATCTACTGGTAGAAGTGCTGATCAAGATACTGATGCATTAACATTATTATCACCAAAGATAGGTACACATGAAAGTCAATCTATTGTTACAGCATTTACTGATGTTTACACTGATGTAGTATTCACTCTTCCTGCAACTGATGCTACTGGATATCAGGGAAGGATTCGAGGTAATACTAAAGAAGATGGTGAAGGGTTTAAAATAGTATACGTAACACCAAGGAAACTTGGTAGGAAGCATATTCAGTCTCATACTCATGATGGAAACTATGCCACTATATCAGCACTTAATGAAGCAAAACCAGGACAAGGTGTTATACCTTATGGTGAAGTAGAATATACTGCACGATTCATGGCTGTTGATAATGAATGGGGTGATGATGTAGGTGATACGTTTTATTGGGGTTGGACTGATGATTCTGCAGGTGCTGATGATGATAATTCTCCATGGTACAGAACAGCATACAATTTCACTGCTCCTGCTATAAGTGTTGGTGATAAAAAAAATAGTTCGGGAGATAATCCACACGCAGTTCCTGGAGGATCAGAAGATGCATATGCTTGGTATCCAGCAGGTGATCAAACAGGACCATATCAAGATGGTGATATGGATGGTTCTGTAGATAGGGGTTCAAATGATCATTTGTATCAATTATGGTGGCCTGATGAAAATACTGGTGGATCTGATACACCTCAAGGTATTGGTGGTGGTTCTTCTGGTGTTGTTTTAGCAAAGGTTGAGTCTACACCACCACCATCTGATTTGACACCAATTTCTGTTACTGACACTCCGATTACTCCTAGATTTATAGTAACACCATCTCATCCAGATGGACCTAGAATAGATAGTAATACTACATATCAATATGCTCAAGGTGGAAATCCCATGGAGCTTCCTCAAGGTTTAAGAAATTATTATATAGAAGATGGTGTAACTACTTTACCATATGACTATAATGGATCTCCAGGATCTACAATAAATGTAACACCTGAAACAGGTCTCGATATACGTCAAACTATGATGAGTCATCAGGGATTTAATTTCTTATCAAACTCCAATACTGATAGAATTGATTCACATGATCACGATGAGTTTGATATTGAATTTGATAGTACAAGATTAAGAGCACCAACTACTCTTATTGCTAACGCAAATATACCAACACAAGCAGATTTTTTGGGTAATGCTGAAAATAAAAATGCCCTACAAATAGATTTTAATGTAGCACAACCACAAATGACCTGCATATACATCATCAGAGCATACTAATGGCAAATAGACAATCTACTAATTACGCTAGACAGAAGGCACATTATGGTGGAATAGTTGGAACTATTCAACAAAATGCTATAGAAGGTGTACTATTAGATAAAGATCCAACAAATCCCATATTTAAGGAATATCTCCCTGCAGGATTTTTAGCGTGTGATGGTCGAGTATATAATGTTAAAGATTATTATTGTTTAGCACAAACACTTGGTATTGGTGATGAGTGTAGATTTAAAAAAGACAGTGTAACATTAAGAAATCCAGACACAGAAACAGGTGATCTTGGATCGTTCCAAGTACCAGATTTAGGATCTAAAGTGATGGTTGGTGGTAGAGATACTGGAGCATATGCTGGGTTAACTAAAACAAATAAACCAAATATCAATAGAGTTGGTGTTGAGGTAGAAGCAAGTACTAATGTTGGTAATACAATTATTTGTAATTATAATGGACACATGCAAATAGATGCTGAACAGGATATTGAATTTAATGGAAATATTAAGTATAATATGGCACGAGAAACGAATGCTATTCCTTTAAGTATAGAAGCATTTCAAGCACATACTCACAATACAACAGCGATGAGAGTGTTGAATTATACTGGAAATGCTAAAATTGATGGTGATGGAAAATCTAGTGTTGGTGAAGGATCTAGTGCCACTCCATTCGCAAATGTTAATGCTTTTGCTGGTAATGTCTTGGAACAGGTAGTTGTTAATACTTTAAGAGGTGAACAAACCCACGACCACACCTTAACAAAACCCACATCTTATCCTCATAATTTTAAATATAAGTATGGTACTGTAAACGTTCCTTTAGATGATATGCAATCAACTATTGATGTAGATGTAGAAACTTTGGATGTTTTAAATCAAGTAGTGACACCATTTATAATGGTTCATTACATAATTAAGTTTTAATACCATGGGAGTAAATAGTACTTGGAATGAAACTCATTTGATTATAGGTGATCAGACCCAACTTAATATTACGTGGATACAGGATAATAATCCTCCAACTACTCAACCATCATTTTGGCATATAAGAGCACAAAACAATAGTGGTGGTGCTGCATTTTTTGAGACCACTATTCCGTGTACACCAAGTCAACCTGGTGCTCAAACAACAGATAGTTTAGTTATGGTACCTACTACTTGGGGATATGCTACTGGTTCTGGACACAAGTATTCAGATTTTTTAATAACACCATTAAATGCTAGTGGTAATTCCATGGGAAGTAGTCATGGAACAGGACTACTGGAATTCTATGAAATGCCAACTATAAGTGTAACTGCTTCTCCAAGCACGGTAACAAGTGTTGGTCAGACTGTTACTTTTTCATGGTCAGTTGATAAGAATCTTGATCAAGTATCATGGGATCGGAATTATTCTACAACTAATTCTGGAACTCCATATAGTGGAAATGGATCACTATGGAGACTTCTTGGTAACATACCAGGTCAACCCAGATCTGGTTCTTTTCAGATAACCCAAGGTCAAACTTATTATGGTCAGACTATTATTGGTTCAACATCACAAACATATGATTTTGAGGTTAGTCACAGTAGTCAATCCCCTATTTTTGTACCTACTGATATAGCAAGTAGACTCTATGAGGATACCAGTGTAACTGTTAATGTTGCTATACCTGTATATGGAATAGGAGCAGCAAGAACTTTATACACTGAAGGTGAGAGTATGTATTGTGCTGTTAGTACAACTAATGTAGCAGCAGGAACTACTGTTTATTGGGCAATAGAAGGAATAACTGGAACCTTAAATGCTTCTGATTTTGTTGATCCTATTAACGGAGGATTTCAAGTTGATTCTAATGGTGGATTTACTTGGAGTGTCGGAATTAATGACGATACAACGGCAGAATCGGGTGAGATGTTTAAATTGAAGTTGTACACAGATGCTGCCAGAACAAATGAAGTTGCAGAATCTGTTATAATAACCATACTTACTTCTGATCAACCTGTATATGGAATAGCAACAAATAAAACTAGTTACGCTGAAGGTGAGACTATAACTTGTGCTGTTACTACATCTAATGTAGCAGCAGGAACTACTGTTTATTGGGAAATAGATTATATAACTGCATCCCTAGTTAATGGTGATTTTGCAGGATCACCAAGGAGTGGAGGATTCCAACTTGATGCTAATGGGGGATATACCTGGACTACTGCATCATTTGACGATTCCACTCCAGAAGGAGCCGAGTCATTTAGATTGAAGTTGCATTCAGATTATGCCAGAACAAATCTACTTGCAGAATCTTCTGTAATAACTATAGAAGCTTCTGATAATGTAGCATATTCAATAACAGCAAACAAAACTACTTACAATGAAGGTGAGACCATCTATATTGGTGTTGGTACAGAGGATGTACCAACAGGAACTACTCTTTATTGGAGAATAAATGGTGCTGCTATAGATGGTAATGATTTTATTGGTACAGATTTAGGATCAGGAGTTACTGATGCTAATGGGGGATTTAATTCTAGTCGTCAAATAACGAATGATTTATCAACAGAACAAACAGAGACATTTCTATTACAATTATTCACAGATTCATTCAGACTCAATAAAGTTGCAGAATCTGGTTTACATTATATTAATGATACTTCTATCAATGTAGCATATTCAATAATTCCTACCAAGACATTTGTAAATGAAGGAGAAATATTTGGATATGGTGTTGGAGCATCATCAAATGTTCCACTTGGTACTGTTATATATTGGGCACTGGAGGGAGTTGGTATAACTGCTAATGATTTTATTCCTGCTTCTTTAACTGGTAGTGGAACAGTTGTTGCTACGGGAGGAGGAAATAGGGGATTTTCTGTTACTAAAACTTTAAGAGCAGATTCTACTACTGAAGGAGGGGAGTTAGTTTATTTTAGGATATGCACAGATGCTGCCCTAACAAATATAATAGCAACTAATACTGAAGTTTATTTTAACGATACATCAATAGATCCTCCACCATCTATTACTTTTACTGCATTTCCAACAACTATTAATCCAGGTTCAGCATCAAGATTAACATGGAATGTTACTAATGTTAATAGTGGTGGAAATGCTGTTAGTATAAATCAGGGTGTTGGTAGTATACCAAGTAATTCTTTCGTGGATGTATATCCAACAGTAAATACAACATATACATTATCAGCTATTGGTCCTGGAGGAACTAGTGTTGATTCAGTAACAGTTAATATGGTACAATTGCCATCAATAACTGCTACTGGTCCAACACAACTTGATTGGGAGGACACAAATATACCCATAAACATAACTGCTACCAATAGTCCTGGTATTAGTTTACTTGAAACATATGATGGTGTAGCAAAACCACCAGTATCATTACCAAATTCATCAGGTAGTGTTAATTGGACTGGCAACAATGTTTATAATTATGTTCCTGATTGGAGTAGTCCAGTAGAAACTATACAATTACATTTTACTTGTGGTAGTGACTCGGCTTTTGTTGTAATGAGTGTTGGTGTAGATAAAACACCAGATCCTATTAATATACCTAGCAACACTGGAGAACCAAATGAAGAGTTTATATCACCACTAATACCAGTTGAGGTGGATGATATTGATGTTCCTGTAGAAATAAAGGCAAATTTGCCTATTAAAGTAGAAATAGATGCATCTGGTACTTGGCAAAACATAAGACAGAGTTAATATGGCATTTTTAATATCAAAAATTAATTGGTATGGTGGATCTGGTGGATGTGGCCGACCAACTGGATGTGATGATTCACAATATTTCTGGTGGCCTGGTCAGGGTGGTTCCAGAATATCTGGTCACGAGGATTGGGTTTATGATGCTTTAGATCTTGGATACAGGATTAATTTGGGTAGGAGAGGTGAATTTGGTGGTATGTATTATTGGTATAATGCTTTTATTAGTGATCCTGGTACAGTTCTACCACTTGGTTCTACTGCTGGTTCCAGTACTTATGATCCCTCCCGATCCCCTTATTGGTGGGTTGCCCATCATGCTGGACCTGAACAGATTTGCATTGGTCAACATGGAGTACATACTGGAATGGCAATTGGTACCTGTGCTATCATTGGATGCATGGATCCACTAGCAAATAATACTAATTATCAAGCAACACAACCATGTAGTGGATGTTGTACATATAATTATGGATGTACTGACGGATCAGCATGGAACCATGATCCTGCTGCTGTCATTGATGATGGTTCTTGTGTGTACAGAGGTTGTATGGATACATCTGCCAACAACTTTTGTACTAATTGTACCATTTCTAATCCATCTGCCTGTACATATGATCAACCAACTGTCAGTTTAAATAGAAGTCCAGGTTCAATAATAAGAGGACAATCTAGTACATTGTCTTGGAGTACAAATTATGCTAATTCTGGTATAATTTCAATGATAAACTATTCTATATCACCAGTAAGCAGTGGTTCAAGGACTGTATCACCTACTACATCTACAACATATACTTTAACTGTCTATGGAAATGGTGGTACAAGTGCTTCTAATTCTACAACTGTAACTGTTTATACACCACCAACTGTAACTCTTACTGTATCACCTACTACCATTTCTTCAGGACAATCAGCAACATTACAATGGAATACATCTGGAGATGCTGGTACTGCAGTTATATCTCCAAGTATAGGAACATCAAATCCTCCAATGTCTTCAAGTGCAACAGTATCTCCAACATCCACGACCACATGGACTATTACTGTTAGTGGACTTGGTGGTACTGCTAGTGATACTGCTACTCTTACTGTACTTGATCCACCATCATGTAGCATTACTGCTTCACCAAATCCATTACCATTTGGAAGCAATGTAACAGTAAATTATAGCAGTAGTCTAGCCACTAGTGTTACTTTAACTCCAACTTATACTATAGATGGTATTGCGACTCAAATGACAGCAGTATCTCTTCCTGTAAATCAAAGTGGTACATACACAGACACAATTGATTGGGTTGCTACATATAATGGAGTTTTAAAAACATTAAATTCCGTAAAGTATACAATTACAGCAACTGGTGCTGGTGGTAGTGATACTAGTTCTACTCCTACAATTCCTACAGCAACGGATAGAACACCTGATCTTATTGCTATTCCAGCATCAGGTCCATTACCACCAGATACAGAACCAGTAACATCACCAAAATTAGATCCAATGACATCTGCACTATTGGTTGATGATATTGATGTACCAGTTGAAATTACAGCAAATCTTCCAATCAAAGTTGACATTGATGGTAGTGGTAATTGGCAGGACGTAAAGCAAACTTGATTATATTATGTGGTACACTAGGAAGACTCATGGAGCAGTTAAAAAGGATATTTTTGGAGATTGGTCAATAAGTGATGAAGCTCTTTATCTTTTTTTGGAAGATATTATACATCTTTTAACTCCTGATAGGTTAGAAACTGTTTTATTATCTGATATTGGATGGAAGGGTAAGCATGATTTGAATATGTTACCATTGAAGGGTGAAGTTCTTCGTTATAAACGTGTAGATCCATCTATTCCTGGTATTATTGCTTTTAATGCACCAAACCCTTATAATGATAAGTATCGTATGCTTGATGGAAAACATAGGATGCATAAACTGGTATCTCGAAATATAAAAGAGAGTCAGTTTTATGTTTTGGATTTTAAAGATATTAGATCATATTTTGTAGGTGAAAGTAAAAAATATCATAGAAAACTGGAATTTGTTGATTCATGGGGAAGTCCATAAATAGCTACGATACTATAGATAAGAAATGACTAATTCTTATTCATTTGCTGATCCTTTAAGTAGTGGATTATTTGTAAGCGAGGGGCAAACTGTTCGCTTTAGATATAAGGCACCTTCAGCATGGGATACACAAATAAGTGTAACAGTTAAGATTGGTCTGCAAACTACTGTATGGTTTATCAGTACAGTTCCTCAAGAGTTTGCTCCTGATCCATTTCCATTTACAGATTTAGAGAACGCAGAACCAGATACTCTTTACACATATGCTGATGGTGCTAGGTCAGGAGAAAATGTTGTTACTGTTGCTGGTTTAACTGCTGGTACAGAAGTTAATGTAACATTAACATCTTCATATTCAAATCCAACTGTTGATCAATTAGCAATAAGACGTAGAAGATATAGTCAAGATGTTAATGCTACTTGGAGTGCATGGACTGCAAGAAGTGGAATAGGTGGTTGGGTAGTTGAAAATACTGATCAAGTACAAATAAGATTAAAGTCTAATCCTCTTGGAGGTCAAAGTCATTATGCTAATCTAACACTTGGTAATAGGACAGAGAAGTGGAATATTGAGACTAAAGTTCCACAACCAAATAAACCTCAACCACCTGTAGCTTTTGACTGGTTAAGTGGTCAACCATTAAACACTGATATCTATAGTAATAGAGTACAGATTCAGGGTATGTCTGATTATGGAACAGTAACTACTGATAATGGTGCGAAGATTGGTATATCAACTACTGATGCTTATACTACAAATGATAATGGGTTTGATGTATTATCTGGAGTAACATTTGTTGACTCTTCAACTCAACCTCAAATTACTAATGGTCAATGGATACAGTTGATGGTGCAATCATCAGCAACTGCTAATACTCCTATTTCGGTAATTTATAGTATTGGTACTGGAGCATCAGGTATATGGAGAGTTACAACAGGTGATGCACCATCAGATACACCAGGATCATTCTTTTTCACCAATGAACTTGATGTTATTGAAGATACTTTAATTGAATCTGATCAAAAACCTAGTGGTGGTATTACTGGACTGGGTACTGATATATCAGCTGATGTTGTGTTAGTAACTACAACTGGTTCAGCACCAGGTGTTAGAATAAAACATGATGGTTCATGGTCTAGTTGGGGTATATTCCCTACATCAGTTGTACTTGGTGATCAAATACAAATAAGAAATAAATCTGATGCTACATTTGGTGGTGTAGTTTCTACTACTATTAAGGTAGGTAGTTTACCAATAGCAGCATGGGAAATTACTACTAATAGTGGACCAGATACTGATGCTAGTTTCACACCACCACAAGATAAAACAAATTGTGCTCCAGGTAGTACTGTTGTCAGTACTATTGTACCAATACTAGGGATCAATAGACCTATTACTATCAATGCTACTAATGGAGCAAAGATATCTGTTGATTTTGGTCCATTTGTAGCAGGACCAGTAACATTTGATCCTACTACAAATACTTCTTTCCAATTACAAATAACAACTCCTTCTACAGGTGGTACTGGTGATATAGGATTGGGTGAATCAGCAAATACTGTAGTAACAGTTGGTACTGGTACTTCAAATAATCCATTTACATGGAATGCTACAAATTATGTAACTGCACCACCACCACCAGATCTTAAGGGATGTTGGTATAGTAAGAAGACTGCATTTGTTGATATGTCAGGTGAGATTAGACAGAATAAAGAAGATGGATATGCTATTGGTACAGTTATACCAATATTAAAAGATATAACTAATGCAAGTGATTCAGATCCAATGAAACAGTATGGTGAATTGAAAGGAACTCCTGGAAGTAGCACAGCTTATGCTTCTGGTAGGAGAGATGCAAGATATCCTGGTTATTTGGATTGTGATGGTGAACAGTATGATGTTGCTGACTTCCCTGATTTGTGGAATGTTATTGGTAACATATATGCTAAATCAGATGATGATGCAAATGACTTTGGTGAATGGAATAATACTACTAAAGTATATACTGGTAAGTTTAGAGTACCAGACTATAGAAATAGAAGGATGGTTGGTCCTGGTCAGGTAGATGGCAATAGAGGATCATCAACTATATTACCAATAGATACTGGAATACATCCTAGTAAAACATTTAATGCTAGAGAAGCAGGTGGTATTGGTGGATATTGGTATGTTGATGATGTGGATGTAACTGCAGGTGATCCTAATCCATATCAGCAGATAATAGGTGATGAAGGTGGATCAGACGGTTTATCTAGTGACTTTTTTAACTTTGGTACAGTTAGAACTAAAACACTTGAAGATATTGTTGTAGATATAGATTTTGAGGTTGTTGGTAGTGTCACTGCTACAATTGGACCATTACAAGAAGTGCGAGTTGCTTGCCCATCACATAATCATTATTATATTTCTGCTGAAGTAGAACCTGGTGGTGGTGATCCTTTGATTTCATGGGATACACCAGCATTATTTGGTTACAGACCATATGGGTTTACCAACGACGAACAGGATGCAAACCAATGGATAGGTGATAAACTAGGTCGTTTGAGTTGGCCAACAGAATGGAATGCTGGTGTCGGTAATTCATTCCCATGGGATACTACCCCATTGCCAGGCCAAGGATTTAATGAGATTGAACAACGACCTCACTTATACTGGAATGATCCAAGGCAGGTTGCAGACTTTAGTGCTACTACAGTTGGAGGCATTAGAGATCAATGGTTGAATCATCTTCGATTTCTAATGCCAAATTTCCAATTGCGATGGGATGAGTTAGTTGGCGTTGATACACCTGATATTAAAAAACTTGAAGATATAATTAAGACAGATTTAATGGGTGATGGATCTGTAGAGGCGAATGCAATACCGAAATTAGCAACAACATTTAGTGCAAAGACATGGTGGGTAAATCCAGGTGACTTGGTTGCAGATGAGTACTTTGCAGATATATCTGTATCAAATACAGAGACAGTAGTTTATTCAATGACATCAACTTTAACAACAGGTACTGTAGGTACTAGTACAGCAGGATCTATGAATCAAACTTTTAATGCAACAAATGGAAAATGGGATATATGGGGTGCTAAAGTATTAGCTGCTATTGATACAAGACCAGGTACATTTAGAGTAAGTAGTTATACTCCACCTATAATACATGAGGATGCTACTGGTACTCCTGATATTAGTATAGCTTCACATAATCATTACTTGACTGAATTCCCAATACTAAATCCAGAAATTGATTTTGGTTATGGTAATGTAAGTGGTCCAGGAGATAAGCAAGGACTTGGTACAGGTGTTACTGAAACTAGACCAATTACATTCAATCAAAGTGGAGTAGGTGCTGTAGATATACGATTAAACCCTGGTACTTTCACCCTAAATAAAGGTGTGAAACTACCTGCACCTAATGTAAAATTCAAACCCAACAGAAAGGTTGAGATAGTTCCTGAATTCCACAAAGTAAAATATATTATTAAAGCATTCTAATTATGGCAGAAAAATTGACACCTTACCGTCCTTTAAACTTAATGAAGGATGATAAGATGACTAAAGCATCTTTTGATGACTTTATTGGAGTATGGCATAACTTTATACCTAAACCATGGTGTGATAGGATAATGAAATTTGGCGATGCTATGCTTGATCAGAAATTAACTGATAAGATAGATCCATCTATTAATGATGTGATGCCAATTACAAGGGATCATAGTGAGGAAATAATGTTCATGGATGGTGAGTCTATGTACAATGGTAAGCATAATCGTCAAGATGAATCATTTCTATTAAATTATACTGATTCTGGTTGGACTACGCAATGTAATCAATTTCTTAAATCATGTGTCACACATTATCTTGATCAATATAGTGTATTGCAGACGATGGGATATATTTCATCAGATAGTAAGTTCCAAAGAACAAAACCTGGTGGTGGGTATCATATATGGCATCATGAGAATGGATCATATTATTTTCAACAAAGAGAAATAGTATGGATGATATATCTTAATGATATTGAAGATGGAGGGGAAACCGAATTTTTATATCAAAAGAAGAGAATTAAACCAACACAAGGTACTGTAGTTATTTGGCCTGCTGCTTTTACACATACACATAGAGGTGGATTACTATGTGGTGACAAAGATAAATATATACTGACGGGATGGTATACCAAAACTGGAGAGAAATAAATGGTAGTTCAGACAAGAAGGCCAATGCTTGAAATTGATTTTATTCATGAGATAGCAATATATCACGAAAAAGCATTTCTCCTTCCACCACCAAGTACTAATACCGATACAGCTAGGTATGAAATACCAAAGTATACCTTTAAAGCTGGTATGAAAGAAAAGTTTCTAGAAGAGATTGCTGGTTCATATTGGCATGTTCCTGAAAAGGATGAATTACAAAGCCTCTTATTCTTTACTGACAATACATGCTTTGCACAGCGTAGGAAATTGAAGTATAGTTTTGAAACCCAATCAAATTATTATAAGTCATATCAATTTACTGCTCCAGGTCAAGATGAAATACTTGAGTTGAGGAATAATATTGTCATGTTTCTTGATGCAATTAAGTGGGTAGAGCAAGTAGATATTATCCAGATGACCAATAAGGTCGATGATGAACTATTATTCTTTGATCAGACTTATGGTAAAAAGAAAAGACAGAAAGAACAGATGTTACAGGCATGTGATTGGAGAGTTTTACCTGACATAGATGATAGTTATACTGGTGAGAAGGATGAGTGGAAGAAATATAGAGCAGAGGTAAGATCATTACTTGTAAAGAAACCACAAGAATTTGACATACCAATGGATTTCTTTAAAGATGTAACAACTATGAAGTGGCCAGTTGATCCTAAAACATATCGTACAATATATCCTGATGGTAAAGATACTGATGGTAATGCTGTTGAATATCTTAAATCAGATGATGATTTGCAGTGGGTACAGGCTGTACAAGATGCTGCAACAGATGTTTGGAACAATAGATTACTTGCTATGAATGAATTACGTGGCAGATATAATAGTAGTATACAAATTGTTAATCAACAATTAAAAGACTTTATGAAGAAAATGAGATTAGAAGAAGTAGTTGCTGGTGGTATAGATTATACTAAACTTTATACTCAAGAAGAATTTGATAATATTGGAGAAGAACTATGACTATTAGTACAGATTATCAAGTATACGATATAGAGACGATTGTCGGTAAGTATGCTGCAAAGATACAACAACCTATATTATTCCTTCGCACTACTGGGTGGAGTAATAGTAATGATGTTGATAAGATAAATGCATCAAAAGCAATTTATGCTGATGCTCTTCCAACAGACATGTATAACCAATTGGTTAATGGTGAGTGGCATGTCGTTGTATTGGATGAGTTGAGTGACACTATGCAGTTTGTTTCTGACGCATTTCCTGAATCACAAGCAAAGGTTGCTTCTACTCCAGAGATGTACATATATTATGCAGTGTTTAATGATGAAGGACAAGTTATAGATTCCAACGAATGATATTCTCTGACACCTATACATTTCATAAGAGATATAGTCTCACAACTCAAACAGAGTTGGATGAGTATTCTGAAATGCCGTGGTTATATACACCATTGGTTGATCCACAATACAATCCCAGTACAATATCGACTGTCACCAAGCAGAATTTGAACAAAGTTCTCAATTGGGGGTATGTAAAGAGCTCTAGAGACACAATTAAAAATGAGCACAAGGTACTTGGCATCATCCATACAAATGAAAATGAGATAAAATCATACGTTAGTAGGTTTGATATCTCATATGAAATACTACGTAGAGAGAAAGTACATTATATCAGGGAAACAGATACAAATCATTTAGGTGATGCGTGGGTACAAATAGAGAATCTTATACGTCCCACTGATCAAAGATTAACTGGTGCACGTTTGGTTGGCATGACTCATGACGAGTATGGTAGAGCAAATGGTATTACTATTCATGCAGACAAATATGATCTATCATCATTAAATTATTCTCCACTGCTATCAGCATTGAATGATTATAGCAGAAGAAATAAGCAAATGGTGAGTGGTCAGTTAACTATCTGTCCCGACAAGATTATATTTGATACTGGTTTGATTTATCCACGAGTTATTAGTGGTATGAGAGAGTATGAGAAACCAGAGTTTAAACTTATGACTGGTGAAGAAATGATGTCTAAATCTTTTAGACCATCATTCTATCAGGGTGTGAAGAAACATCTGTTTGGGTTTGATCGTTACAATTTGTTGACATCTGATCAGAGTAATTATATAATAGAAGACATCTACCAATTAATAGGAAGACCAAGTGCTGATTTCAGAATTAACTTGCAGTATGTATTCTCTAGCGACGGTACTCTCATTGACATTATTTGTAGCAGGATATGCTACCAACAATTTGAACACTGCGAAAGAGACAAAGCATTCGTCACAAAAGACGGAGGAGTAGATAGTAGAGGAGTACCTATAGTATATACTGAATATGAAAATACTGGATTAACTTATAGAGCATTTAATGATAATTAGTGATTTTTAAGTTTTCTGTCTTTTTGAAAAAGTTGAATAAATAGTATTTTCACTTTTTTAGGAAAATGGGATTGCCTGATAAAACACAAAAAATATTGGATAAAGTTGTTGAATGGGATAAGAATCTAATTTCTAAATTCCAAAAGAAGTTTAATCTAACCGATTATCAATTACTTTGTATTTCATTTGCTAAAGGATTAATAATTGGTGTTATTTTGTTGTGATTGTTATTAATTG